CGTTTTATAAAATTAAATGAAAAATTAGGTTTAACAGAAAAAGATTTACGTAAAGCTGCAAAAGCTCAAAATATGGTAACTTTTTATGGTGCAGGGGAACGAACTGGAGCATTGAATGTAGAAGGTAAATTATCAAAAATATTAGATAAAGATACAGATGTTTTAGTTGTTAAAGCAACTGAACGTGATGCGGTATTGAATGAAATATCTGCTAGAATGGCTAGATATGAAAAATTCGATCCAGAAACTTATCAAGAATTAAAAGATCTAAGAGATAATGTTCGAGACATATTCAATAAAGGATTGGATCCAGGAGATGATATTCTTGATCAACTTTATTTTCTAGATCCCAAAACAATGGATTTTGTGGAGAAATTATCTCAAGATTATATTAAAGTTATTACTCCAGATGACTTTAAAAATATTGCTGCAATTATGAGTGAGCATCTTGCCGAAGAAGTTCCAATTATAAAAGACTTCACAAAATACTTTGGAAGATTAGCTGAAGAATTTATAAATACAGCTAAACCTTCAAAAAGTGATTTTGATTGGAGAACTATTGCTAAAATACCGTTATTAGGTGCCAAGAAACAACCTAAAGTTAAAAGACCTGAAGATAGACCTAAAAGCTATACATTACCTAATTGGTTGAGTGCGTTTTTGGGTTTAAAAGCGAATGAACCAGTTAGTGAAAAAGTTTTGAAAAGATTTGGTTTTTGGAAACCTAAAGGTACTTTATCTGAAATAATTTATGGTGTTAATAAACCAGAGAATAGACGTACTGGTGCAAAATATTTTAAATTAGAATATACAGTCCCTTCTTTAGAAAATATTAAAAAAGGTTCACTAGGTAAAGAAGTCAAACTTTCAGAATTAGAATTATTCTATGCTAATAAATTACCGAAAAGTTGGACTAATGTTCCTTGGGTTAATTTTGATGGAAAGGTTATAGAGCAACATTTCACACAATCTTTCGAACAAAGATTAAATTATAAAGATCCTCATGGAAATTGGGTTACTAATATTTTACAAGTTCCTCAAAAGACAGAAGCGACTTGGTGGGATCAAGCTGTAAATAAAAAAGGTAAAATCTATGATATAGGTGATACTTCTAAAGCTAGAACAGCATTTGCTGTTAATGGTAATCATTCCAATGATGCTGTTCTTGTTAAAAGATTTCATCTTTGGGGAAAAGAAAATAATATTTACACTTCGACTATTCATGATGCTTTCTTTACAAACATTGCTGATATGACTATTGCTAAAGAAGCTCTGAAAAATAATTATGCAAATGCTTTAAAAATAAATGTTGTGAAGGCAACTCTAGATGAGATGTTGGCGAGAGGATTACCTAAAGAAATTTATGATAAATACTTAAAAGAAGCAATCGAATTAGGATTAATACCTGTAGAAGGTGTATCGAAAGTCGGAGGAAAAACTATAAACAAATCTGATATACTTTTAGAAGAAGACATTTTAAAGAGAATAATTGAAGATTTCGAAAATGAATACGGATGGTATGGTGTGGGATAATCGATCCCGTTGAATTAACCCAGGTGTGAAATTAATTTTCACAATGGATTTTTAACCTAATGAAGATTGTATCTTCATTATATTGAGTTGTACTCAAAGGGTGATATATGACTGACGTTGTTGATGATAAAAAAGAAGAGGATGATGGTGCAAAGACTGAACCTTCTGTCCAAAAAGACGAAGACAAAACTTCAAAAGCCTCTGTTCCTGTGGATAAAGAGGTTGTAGAAAAATACGTTGAAGAACGTGTTAATGAAAGTCTAAAGAATATTAAAAGTAAGTTAGATACTGCTTTTGCAGCACGTGATGAAGCACTAAGAAAGATCGCTGAATATGAAGCAAAAGAGCGTGAAGCAGAAGTAAAACGTTTAAAGGATGAAGGAAAAGAGAGAGAAGCATATGAATTACAACTTGCGGCTGAACGAACCAAGAGAGAAGCACTAGAAAAACAAAATACAGAATTAACTAGAGACGTTGAAGTGCGAGGGTTGCTCAATACGTTACAATTTCGAAATGATAAAGCCGTTGAAATGGCTTATAAAGAAATTGTATCACAACTCGTTCGCGATGTTAAGTTGTTTTCTGAATCTGATGATAATGCTTTTCTATTTAGAACAAAGGCCTCTTCAGGAAGTGGTAACGTCGGTCTAAGTAAAACCGACACTTCCTCTCGTGGCAAGAAATCTTTATTCGAAATGCCACAAGAAGAAGTTTTAAAATTAGCTGCCGAAGGTAAACTTCGAAAATAACTAAAGGAAATTTGTAAATGACTGTTATTACCGACCTAAGTGGTGCCAAAGCTGGTGATGGTGCTGGTCATCATTTCATCTTACAGGAAGCAATTGGTGCTTATGCTGATGAAGCATATACTAATGCCAAAAAGCTTTCTGGAACGGGTATCGTAGGTGGAAATCCACAGATTCAGACTGATACTGAAACTTTCGTAGGTCAGATGAGATGGTTTAAGCCATTAAATCCGACAATTAACATTGCATCGCTTACGGACGATACTGATGGTAATAAAACTACATATGCTTCTGAATACCTGAAGTATATTAAAACAGTTCGTACGCATGGTGCAGAAAAAGTCAATATGCAACAGGTTGTCACGCAACAAGATGGCTTAGCCAAAGTTGGTCGTGACTTCGCAGAAACTCGTTCACAGGATGAGCATAACGCTATCTTATCCGTGCTCAAGGGTGTTGCAATCGCCGAAGCTCTCAATGGAGCCGCCACAGGAAGCGGAGCAACAGGCTTAGGTGGACAGACTTTTGATAATGATCCGACCGATAAGAAATATGGTTTTTATGTAGATCTTGGAGCAAGTCCTTTAATTTATAAGCCTGGCTATGATAGTGAAAATCTTAGCACATACAATTCAGCATATGCTGGTGCACAGCGTGCAGAAGGCTTCCTTAATGCCTTTGGTATGGCTTTCAAAGATTATGAGCCAGAGTATGCCTACCTCGTAACTTCACCTGCTGTTATGGCGTCTTTACGTTCTGCTAACCTAGTCGATGAGACGATGGTTACTGACGGTAATATTAATTTCCAAACAATCTTCCAAGGCAAATTCCGTCTGGTTCAAACACGTGCCGCTCAAAGCTTAGCCTCTGCAGAATTAACTAAGATCAATACTGGTGCTGGTGTAGATATTGCTGGTCCAAAGACAAGCTTTATTGTATTACCTGGTGCAGTTGCAATGGCTCAGCTCATGGTTCCAGATCCGACTGAAATCTACCGTAATGGTAATACTTACCATGGTGGTGGTTCTACCAGCATCTGGCATCGTTGGGGTTATGTGTTAGCTCCTGCCGGTTATGATTGGGTTGGTCCAGAAAATGCTTTCCCATCAGACGCCGATTATATGAGTGTAATGGAAACTGGTGTTGGTAAGGTTGCCTTAACAGCTGTAACTACAATTGCAAGTGCTTCTGGTGTATGGAGCCGTAAATTCTCGTCTGCTTTAAGTCTCGGCATTCTACCTGTGTTCCACTCGTAAGAAAGGAGAACACTTATGGCTTTAGTTAAAGGAACTAATTCATATGTGTCTTTAAATGAAGCTAATGCCTACTTTGAAAATAGATTAGATGCTGCTGCTTGGTTAGAAGCTGATGATACTATGAAAAGTCAGGCGTTAGTAACAGCTAGTGCATTTTTAAATGAATTAAATTGGACCGGAGTCGCCATAAGTGATTCTCAATTTTTAGCATTTCCAAGAACTGGTTCCTATTTCGATCCAAAGTTAGGGAAATATATTGAATTTGTAGATATTCCCGAAAGAGTTGCAAATGCAACTTTTGAACTAGCATATCATTTAATGAATAATGACGGCTTATTGGACGATACAGGTACCATTACAAACTTAAGTATTGGCAGTATAAGATTAGATATTAGGTCTGAACCAAATAAAATACCTCCATTTGTTAGAAAAATAATTAGACCGTTATTGAAAAATAATGGCGCTAATA